TGCAGTCCCTTTGAGGGTTTTTTTGTACCCAATTTTAAACAAAATCGTAGATATGTTTTATCGGGTTTAAACAACGTTTTGAGTATCTATTAAAGTGCTAAAAAGTAACCAATGCACAAGCGTACTGAAAGTCAAGCGCAGGAAGGCGGTTCAAAGACCGAAAGTTGACAAGCTAATTTAACTTTGATAATGATTAGCCGAATGACGGACTGACGAAAACTTACAGCAGTTAAAATTCGTAAAAAGTGCCTTTTGTTTCACAGCTTTTTTGTTGTGTTACATAAGGCAACTTATGCTCATTTTTAAACTTTCCTCCTCCTTTAGCAGAAAAAATTTAATGAAATATATTATATACAATTATTAACGCAAAAAACAAAAAAAATGACGAAAAAAACTAAATTTGTACCGATGTTGTTTTCAACATCAATGGTAAAAGCAATTGACATTGATAAAACCAAAACAGAAACAAGAAGAATAATTAAACATAAAACAGAAATTGAAGAAATTAAATCTGTTACAAGATGTTTAGAAAATCAAGGTGATTGGAATAAATTTATTTTAACCGATATTAATGGAGAGGATTTTTTAATTGAACCAAAAGTTAATATAAATGACATTATTTGGGTTCGTGAAACTTTTACAAATAGTGTAGAATATCCATTTATTTTTTATAAAGCAGATGCGGATGATGTAAATATAAAATGGAAACCATCATTATTTATGCCTAAAGATGCTTGTAGAATTTTTTTAAAATGTGTTTCGGTTCACGCTGAACGATTGCAAGATATTGACGAGCAAAGTGCTATAAAAGAAGGTGCGGTTCATGGTAGATTTTTAGGATTAGGACAAATTGGAGGAAGTGTTCGTGAAGGTTATTTTGAACTTTGGGAACGTATTAATGGAAAAGGAAGTGTTGCAAAAAATCCTTTTGTTTGGGTTTATAAATTTGAACGTATTGAAAAACCAAGTAATTTTATATAATTAAAACTATAAACCAACCATAAGATGAAAGAACTACAAAAAAAGGAACAAGACAAAATTGAAAATGTAAAGCAAGTTTCAATTGAAAAAAAGCAAGTATTGATTGGTAGAAATATTCCTCACAACGGACATAAAGTTTGGGAGTATAACAAAGACACTCACGAAATAATTTTGGCTAAGGTTAATGATGTTCCAAAAGCATTTCCAACAAAATTAAAAACAAACAATATCAATTATTTTGCAAAGCATAAAATAGAAACTAAAGGCAAGGTAGAAATAAAAAAGAATTGTATTTACATTACAGCATTGAATAAGAAAAATGTAATTAAGATTTTAAAACGTAATTATGGAATTATTTTAACCAATAAAAATTAAAATATGAAGTCAAAATCTATAGGCACGATGGCTATAATGATGGCTATGTTATCACAACAAGATAATTTTAATTTTAGAGAAGAAGTTCCAAAAAATAAATATCCAAAAGAGCCGATGCCACAAAAAGGACAGTTTCATTATTGGTTTAGACATGATGGAACTTTTTTAAACGAAAAGCAAAGCGAAAGAATGAAAAAAGAAGAATGTGTATTTGTTTGCTTTGCAATAAACGACAAAAATGCAATAAGAAAATTTAAAAAATTTATAAATCAATAAAAACTAAAATATGAAAACATTATTTATTTCAGCAATTATTATCGGAATACTGATTTTAATTTTACTTTACAATTATTCAGTAAACAAAGTAGAATGGTATAGTTCATTTCATTATCCAGAGGAATCGGGTGATTATTTAATTCAAGACTATGACACGAAAAAATATGAAGTCGCCACTTATGATAATGGTTGGTTTTTTAAAAACGTAAAACCAAAACATTTTCAATGGAGAAAATTGGACGCATAATTAAAAAAAACAGTATGTTTGTAACACTTATTTTCATGCTGTTTTTTATTTTTCTGCTGGTAGCCACTTGAATTATTTTTAAGTGGCTATTTTCATTATTTAAAGAATTTGTTGTTAATAATGTTTTTTAATTATATTTGTATCAAATAAAAACGTCAAAGTTGTGAAACTTAGAGTAATAAATTTGTAGATAAAGGAGTGCTTACTTAGGTAGGTATTCCTTTATTTGCTTTAAATAAAACAGAAAGCATTATGAATACTGAATTTACAACTATACCTCATTTTTTTGAAGAAGCATCAAAGCTAATAGGAAAAGTTGCTACTTATGATGCGTTGATAAGTGCTTTTGAAACTTCTATTTTGGAGGCAACTGTATCTGGTCATTTGATGCAGTACGAAATGGATGATGGTCAAATGAAAGTGCGTGTTCAGTACCGTAACACTAAAGACATGGTTACTGCAATGGAAGGGTTGATAAAATTACGTCAGTACTATGTAAACAAGCACAACGGATCAATTACAGTTTTAAGAAGCGGAAAATTATAAAATAAAAAAATGAAAATACTTGGATATTCTTTTTTTGAGAAAGTAGAAAAAAATTCTACTATGCCAACGGCACAACCACAAAGCTATGCTTTTGAACAAGCTGATATTGCCTATGGTGTTTCTTATCCAATTATACACAAAAAATATGATGGTGAAAAAACTCTTGGTGAACTTGGAGTTGTTATAAAAGATATTCCAGATTATGAAAGACTAAGATTGCGTTCATATCATGCTTATGCAACAATAGATACAGTAAAAATAATTGCTTCAAAATTTTTTTATTGGACTATTGGAAATGGATTAAAACTACAAGCAGAACCAAATAGAACAGTACTAAAATCGGAAGGAATAGACAATGCTGATGCTGATTATACTGAATTTCAAAAAATGGTTGAAGCTAGGTTTATGGTTTATGCCAACTCAAAGCAATGCGATTTTCTTAAAGAAAAAAATCTACATCAATTAGCTTTAGATTACTACCAATCCTCTTTTTTAGGTGGAGATTGCTTAGTAATTGCAAGATTTGATGATGCTGGGTTAAACGTTCAGTTTGTTTCTGGTGAATTTGTACAAAGTCCTGGTATTGATGATGATTTTTATAGTCAAGCAGAAAGAAATGGAAATTTTATTGAACATGGTATTGAGATTGATAAAACAGGAAAGCATATAGCATACTTTGTTAGAATACGACAAAAAGACAAGTTTGATACTTACGAAAGAATACCTGCTATTGGAGCAAAATCTGGTAAAAGATTAGCTTGGTTAATTTCTGGAAAAAAGATAAGTCCAGACCATTTAAGAGCAGTTCCAGCAATGGCACAATCTCTTGAAAAAATAAACAAACTAGACAGATATACTGAAGCTGCTGTTAACAAAGCAGAACAAGGAGCAAACGTTGTTCATACCGTAGAACATGAAGAATATTCTACAGGGGAAACACCTTTAGAAAAAGTAGTTGCTCAAAAAAGAGGAAATACAATATTGCCAGAAGGAGGTTACGATAAAGTTGCGGCTGATGGTTTGGCTAATAAAATAGCTCAAACTACTAATGGACTTGCTTTTAATATGGTTCCAGGTGCTAAGTTAAAATCATTTGAATCTACAATAGAAACAAATTTTAAAGATTTTAACGAAACTATATTTGCTCAAGTTAGTGCAGGAATGGATGTGCCTCCAGAAGTAGCAATGCAGTCTTACAATTCAAATTATTCAGCATCAAGAGCAGCAATAAATAGTTTTGGGTATATCATTAGTATAAATAGACAAGACTTTGCCAATAAGTTTTACATTCCATTTTACAAACTTTGGTTGGAGCATCAAATTTTGACTAAAAAAATTGTTGCCAAAGGTTATATTGAAAACATAGATAACTTTATGGTTACAGAAAGTTATACACAATGTAGATTTACAGGTAAAAATATGCCTCACATTGATCCGTTGAAAGAAATTAAAGCGGTACGTGAAATGTTGGGAATAGATGGTGCTATACCATTAATTTCAAGAGAACAAGCTACTGAAATGCTAAATGCTGGTCAATGGGATGAAAACTTTATAAAGTCATTGGAAGAAGAAAACGTTATTCCAAAAGAGGATTTATTAAATTCAAAAAAGTTAAAAGATAATAATCAAGAAATAGTATAACCAAATGAAAAGAAAGATACAGTTCGTAAATAACGGAGAAGCATGGGATGCTAATAGAAGGTACAAGATTAATGCTATTGTAACTTACAATGGTACAGACTGGCAAAATACTACTGGTAAAAATAGCGAACCTGGCGTTGGAGCTGATTGGAAAACT